CCTTTAAGTATAGATTCTTTAGTACGTCTTAAATTTTTATAATCATCAAATTTTTTCTTAGTACTATAACCTTTAGTTGCTTCAAACTTACTAGCTGTACCCCACATTTTTAAAGCAGCTTTCATATGTTTATTAGCTTTATCTTGTTGACCAACCATTTGTCCTATTTTTTGCATAACCCAAGGATTCATTTCATTACCCTTAGTAGCTTTATTTACCCAACTAGCATCAACTCCTAAGTTTAAATTCTTATAAGATTCATACTGTTTAGTAGCTAATATGTTATGCTGTTGTGTTCTACGTGCCATCTCTTGACGACCCATACCTTGAGTAGTAGCATCAAACGGTTTCTTTTTATATTCTTTAGGCATTAATCCTACTTACTAATTTGTTTCTTAGCGTATGTCTTAACTACTGCTAATGCAGCACCACCGCCAGCTAACGCAGCTAACTGAATTGTTTCAGCTTCTACACCAACTAATGGGGCAACAGTCAAGGCTCCAATAAAGGCCTCGATGAAGGTCCAGGCAGTTCGCTCAATAAGGTCTTTTAAATCCTCACTCATCTTATAACTCCATGCTTCGTTCCAAGGGGTCCACGCCACATCCTTCTTAAATGTCCCATCAGCTTTTCTTGCTCTCTTAAATTTATTTACTAAAGGCACTTCCGCCTCCTCCCTTCTTACCAATTCCTATTATACCACGAATTCCTACACCACCACCAACTGCAGCAGCTTTTTTCATTGCTGCTCTCAACGCTTTAAGATTTTCATCTATCTTTTTTTGCTGTGTAGTTTCAAGAGGACTTCTTGGAAATACTGTATTTGGTTTATCGTAACTTCTTACATAACCACCACTAACTACTTTTTGTTCTCCGTAACTTGGTAGTCCACTCTTAACTGTACGTCCACCTGGAGATGTAAATATTTTAGGTTTACTTCCTTGTCCTGCTGTAACATCTATAGGTTTATCTACTGGTTGACCACCTGGTAAATTTCCTGATGGTAAGTTACTTAACTTAGCTTGTTCAGATAAAGATTTACCTCCATAAATAGAAGCTGATTCAACATTTGCAAATGATGCTCCTGGATATTTTCCAGAAAAATAATCAGATATTGTTTGTTTATTTACTTTACCTGCTTCAGAAATACGTGCAGCTTCAGGTTTACCTGATTCTAAATACTGAGCTGATTGTATTTTTATATCTTGACTAATAGCTTTATATATAGAAGCTTCTTTTTCTATTCTTCTATGCAGACTTTTATATTCTTGAAAACGAGGATGTTGAGTAGCTTCAGCTAAACTTGGATTCTTTACTACTGATTCAAAGTCTTTCCAATTACCACCTGCTAGTCTTTTACCAACTGCTTCATAAGAAGCTTTATCATATTTTGCTATCTCCATAGATTTGTTTTCACCACCAAGTCCTATTTCATTAATACCAAATGGTCCTTGAGCTATAGCTTGCATATCAGACCAAAATGTAAATCCAGCTTTTTTTTGGTAACTATGTTCTAAATCTGGTAAAGGAGTTTCTAGTTTTATCTTCTTACCAGTAACAGGGTCTACCTCATGTGTAATAGCTTTTGCACCACTAACATCAGCTCTATCTGATATAGATGTTATTCCAAAGTTACCACCAACAACTTGATTTGCTTGCATGTTTCTTGTACCTTGTGTAAATGATTTACCTGCTTCAACTTCTTTAGGGTCTTTCCATAAGTCAGGTATCTTTCTCATTTCTTTTGCTTCACTACCTTTAATTTCTAAAGTATCAGCAAATGTTCTTATTTTTTCTAAATCTATAGGGTCAGTAGTTTTTATATCTGATATAGAACCAGATACTAATGCAAGTTTTCTAGCTTCTGATTCAGTTTGAAAATCTATAACTTTATCAGAGTAATTACTAAAACCACTTTTTTCATTAATTTCTAATACAATTTCATCTCTAGCTTTCCAAGCTTCTCTGTATTCTTGATGCCAAGTTCTTCTTTCTCTAGAAGTTAAACCTTTACTTGTTAAAACTTGTTCAGCTAATTTAATTCTATCATCTGCAGATTTAGTTAATTCTTTAGAAACAGTACTTGTCATAGGTTGACCTTTGCTAGTAAACCCTGAAGCACCTTGTTCACCTTGTGATGTAAGAGTTATTTTTTCTTCAGCATCACGTTTTTTTGTTGCTGGGTCCTCTCCTTTATCAGGAGGAAAGAAGTCTTCAGCTCCTAAGTTCCAATCGAACTTTTTGCTTCTTGTATATTGAACAAATTTAGGCATTATGTAATCTTTCTTCCATCTATTTTAGCAGACAGTATTTGGATTTCTCCACTTATCTCTTCTAACTTTTCTGTTATGTCATTAGTATTTACATCACTTATGTCACTACTATTTACATCACCATCATGGTCTATATATGTCACGTATACGTCACCTTGTTGTATAGCAGCAGCTACATAAGGGTAAACTTTCTTATATGCATTGACACTAGAACCTACAAAACCATCTTTTTGTACTAAGTTACTTGTTTGAGAGTCTCCTAATAGCAAACAACCTGCAGTATTCTCGTCAGTATTGCCTGTATGCCATAAGATAAATTCAAATCCTGGTACATCATTAACATGAATCATACCTTGATGCATGTTTCCATACTTAGCTTGATACCTACTATGAAATCCACCTTCTTTTCTTAGTGAAAGTTTGTATTCACCAGCAGGTATTCTTGTTTCACCCCAGACTTTTACATCACGTTGTTCATCTTCAAGTGTATAGCAAAGAAATTTCCTTTTACCATTAACAACATCAAATAAAATTCCAGATGTGGAATCTTCTTGTGAGCTTATTCTTAATACTTCTAGTTTCATTTTCTAAATCCAATCGTTAATAACCAAATACCTAATGTAATTAAAGTCGCAAGACCTGTAACCTGTTGAGCTGAACCTGTAAGAGTAAGTGTAGCAATAACTAAACCTACTAAGGTCCAACTAAGATTTAAAGTTTCTTTAATTGCTGCAATAAACCAAGACCATAGTTTTTTAAACATTATGATTTCCTCATTATAAATGCTGCCATAGAAGCTATTCTAGTCAAAATTACTGGGACTACAACTTCTTGTGCTTTTTCCTTTTGGTCATTAGTCATGTCAGAACCTATGTCACTTATACTTATCTCTTGTATATTTATATTAGTTAAACTTTGTATAGGATTTTCTATAAACTCTTCAAACTGTACCTCTGTTACAACATCAGCAAGTGTATAGTTCTCTACATCTTTATTTTCTACAGCTCTTTCAACATATTCTTCAACAGCAGTAGCAACTGATTCATCTTCTTTAATAGCTTCAGCAATAATCTCAACATCTTCAGTTTCTACTTGTAATACTTCAGCAACAACTTCAACTTGTTCTTCAGTTAGTTCTTCTATTTCTTCAATAGCTTCTTCAACTACAGCTTGTACTACCGCCTGTGTTTCCTCTGTGGCTTCGGATAGATTTTGTACACCAATATCATTAACTTCTTCTATGACTTCGATAACTTCTTCGGTTTCAAGCTCTTGTACAAACTCTTCGATAGCTTCTTCTTGGGCTTCCTCATATTCAATCAACTCCTCTTCAGTAAAATCTTGTACTTCTTCTTCAGTAGCTTCAGGTATATCAATAACAATAATTTCTTCTAGTTCAGCAACTTCTTCTTCAATTACTTCTTTAGATAATTCTTCTTCATCTTCTGTATCGAATATATCAAGTACTTCAAATACAGTTTCTTCAATAGGTTCTTCATCTTCCAATAATTCAACATCGTCTTCAAGTATCTCTTCCTCAATATCAATCTCGTCTTCGATGAGTTCATCTTGTACCTCCTTTAAATCTTCTAATACATCCTCTGGGTCAGGAGGAAATATATCATTAAATATAAATACATCTATTAAGTCTATATCTTCTTCAATAATAATTACTTCAGTTTTAAATTCTTCTAATTCCTCTATATATTCTTCTACTTCTAAAATAACTTCTATATATTCTTCAAATTCTTTTTCTAATTCTTCAATTTCTTCATCTGTTAATTCTTCGTATTCTTCATCAGTAAGAATTAAACCTAATTCTTCTAAATATTCTTCTTGTTCTTCTATTAATTCAAGTTCTTTTTCTAATATTTCAGCTTCAAGCTCTATTAATTCTTCTAATTCTTCAATTTCCTCTTCAGTTAAATCTTCAATATATACTATTTCTTCATCAATAATTAATATTTCTTCTTCGTATTCTTCATCTATTTCTTCAGTGATCACTAGGTAAATTTCATCTTCTTCTTCAAACTGAACATTTT